CCAGTAGATGTTACACCAAGTCTTTGTGTAACTGTGCCAGTTATGTTACCACTACCATATTGATGTAATCTCATACCAGTTGTCTGCGCAAAAGTAAATTGTGTTGCACCACCAACACCAAGCTGTATGTTATCAGCACTTGTTGTACCTTGTATATAAACATCATCTGAAGTCCATCTGACTTTTTGGTCGTTACTTAGCGTTAGTTTAGATGATGTTAAACTTAAGCCTGTGTTTAAAAATCTAGCTACCTCTGAACCATTAATACTAACACCTATAGTTTCATCACTTGGTTGATAAAATCCTTCATTTATACTTCCAATGGATAAGGTAGGAACATCAACTGCACCACCATTAAATGTCAACGAATGTGTTGAAATGCCAAATGGTAAATCATTACCTGCACCATCAGTAATTATTTTTTTTGTTCCTCCAATCGCTTGTGAATCTGTACTTTTGAGAATACCTAGATAGCTCGCTGATATATTTACTCCTGTTAATGATGTACCCATAAGAATATTTTATTTACAAATATACTATTTTTTCATTTTCATAATATGCTTGTTATGATGCTCTCTGTGACAGTTGGCACATAACACCTCACACTTTGACATAATTTCTGTTAATATAGAATCAACCTTTCCATCATAAAAACTTTTTTCAGATAAATTTCTAATAGCTCTTGCAATACCAATTTTTTTTCTTTTTGTGTGATGAAAGTCTAATGCACTGAAATTTTTATCGTAACCACACTTCACACATTTAATATCTATATATTCAGATAATTTATATATAAACTCTTGTTTCCAATGCCTGTGATTTTTTTCTCTTTTTTTATTTCTACAGTCTCTGCAGTGAATCTCTGGTTTTTTATTGGCCCTTTTATAATATTTTGTTAGCGGCTTTACTTTTTTACATGTTGCACAAATTTTACCTGCCTTGTGCTCTATATTTTGGTCCTTTGTAATATTTGCCACTTTTTTGATTAGTGTTTCTGTTTTTGCTGTGTATTCCTTTTCTTTTTTTTTTAGGTTTACTAATGTACGCTTTAGGAAAAAACCTTTTAGCCATTACTTTTTAGAATATTTTTCTAAACCTCTGCTTCCAAAATAAGCACCAATAACAGTAATTAAAACAATTTGTAATAAATCAACCCAACTTTCTTTGACCTCAAAGGATATTTTACCTGCATCTATAAAAACAAGTAATATGGTGCTAATTACTAAGATTAATAAAACTAAGGGCCTAATGTTTTTGGAAAGCCAACTATCAGAAGTGCTATCATACTTCCATCTCTCGGTAGTATTTTTTTGCATTTCAATCTCAAATGATTGAAACAATTGTTTAATCTCTTTGTTAGCTTGATGCTTTTCTTCTTTTGTTTGAACAAAACGGTCAACAATATTAGCAATACCTGTGGCTGTTTCTCCAAAGAGTTTCTGAAATATCTTATTCATCTATCTTTATCTGTTAGCCACACATATAATATAAGACCTCCAACAAGTAAAGCACCAACAAGCGTCACAGTTACCACAGCAAAATCTACGTTTTCCAAATGTATTTGCATTACAACTCATCTATTAAATCCATTAATTTGTGTTCTATTCTTAAAAAAATTTCTATACGTTGCACACCTTCCCAATCTTTTAAACCTTCAGCTACATCCATCAATGTATTGATTTTAGATAACGTTTGCGTAGTTTTTAATTGCTCATTAACATCCTTTTCAGATAAACTTATATCGCTAAGTAATTTCATTTTTTATAAACTTTATCTTCTAAATTTTCTAATCTTCTGTTTGTTTGCTCTTCGTATTTTTCTAATTCTCTTATCAAATAATCAATTTTTTGATTTATAACTTTTGTATCATCTTGCTCAATTTTATACTCTGGCAAAGTTTTAGCAATTTCAATTTCTGATGTGAGTTGAGAATACGTCATAGTAAGTGAAATGATACCACCAACCAACAGGCCCAAAAACTTAATATCAACTTTAAAATCTGATTTGCCATCACCGTCCAAATCAACAGCAACTTTTTTATTTGTTATATCATCCATGTTTTTGATTTTAGCTTTGCTCAAAATTAATAATTTTAATTGAAAGTTGTTTTTGCGAATCTAAAACGTCAGCAATAATTGGATATATTCTTTTGTAAGCACTTGTACTTTGCCCTAAAAACGGCTCTTTGCTAATATTTTGTGATATAACATCCCCAACAAGTAGACAACCATGTGTATGCTCAGTAGTATTGCCACAATGCAGAAGAATAAACTTAAAATCAGGAACATCATCAATGTGTAAAACGCCTCTTTTATCGCTGTGTAAATCAGGAAACCTTTTTTTGTACTTAATGAAATAACCTCCCTCCGTTCTGTATTTAATCGGATAAGTGCCTTGAGGTATGCGAGTTTCTCCATAAACTTTGACCTCCCTTTTTTCATCTTCAAGAGTAAAGCATAAAAAATTTTTGTGGTCTGTTTCATCATCTACTAAATATAATATGCCTAAGGTACTATCTTTTTGTGAACTATATCTGTATAATTCCAACCTCATAACTCCTCAACAAGATTTGAGAATGTTAAAATGCCTCTGTAAATGGTTTGAGTTTCTGTATCCTCAGTTAAATATGTGATGCCATCGTTTTGTGCAGATATACATTTAAAATTATCTGAGCTTATATCAAAGAAACTTGTTCTTGAAATTAATCTTTGTGTTATCTGATTCATAGCTAAATTTGCATCTAACTGACCACCTGTATTGGTATCAAATGCTGTTACAATTTCGACCTGTGTTTGTACGTTGTTAAGATATGAATCTTTTATATTATCAAAAATTAAATTGCTAATTGATGATATGAGTATATATGGCTCAGATGCTGAGGATGGCACTACATTGTAAACAGGTACTGTAGAGCTATTTAAAGTTATATTACCATTTAATGTTGTAAAAACCTCCTTACGTATAATATGAGAAGCATCTTTCATTTTGTTTGTTGTTTTAAATTTTTTCTTAAATTTTTAATAAACTCAAATGTAGCCATTTTAATTGCAGGTCTAAAAAATGGCTTCCTGCCCTGCAAACTTCCTCTGCCAACCTTTCCAAACTCGACAAATGCTGCATAATTTATTCTATATCCTACTACATAATTAAATGCTTTGCTTTCAAGAAACAAAGAGTCCCTTAATTTACCTGTAATTACAGGTACAAAGTCAGTTGATATTTCAGATATCCTGCTTATGTATTTTTTTAATTCCATATCAAAACCTTGACTTGGTTTGACAAACCTTTGCAACCTTCTCATCTTTTTATTAAAACGCCTTCTATCAGCTGCACGTAGTTCTATACCTGATTTTCTAGCCATATTACTGTTGTTTATCTGCTAATATTTTAAATGTATATAAATCCTCCTCAAACATTTGATTTATTCTGTATTTGTTAGAATCATCAGTTAGGAATAATACATCTCCCCTTTGTATGTTTGTGGTTGCAGTGTTTTTTCTCATGGTTAACTCAATACCGGTTTGTAAAATTCTTTTACCGTCTCTAAAAATCATTTGGCCATCTAAAAACTTTCTGTTGGCCCAAAAAGTTCCTACTGTAGATTGAGATGAGGTGAATCCACCATATCCATCAGCTGAGTTGCTGTTTCTTTTTACCGTTACCCTGTATCTTAAATCTCCTGCTTCTATCATAACTCATTATAATATATGTATGGTGATAATATGCTTTTTACATTTGTTGGTATTTCATTTATTGTTTGACCCTTTACAAATTCAGCTCTATTATCATAATATGTACTTGCAAGTTGTTTTATGGCCACCTTTAAATCATCAAATGAAAGACCAGATGTTGTATAAACAATTTTTAAATTTTTAGAATGAGTTGAAGTTATTTCTATGTACTTATCCTCGAATCCAAAAGAATCAAAGCTTACATTACTCAAAGTACCATCTGCATCTTGTTTTTGTACTGATGTTATACTATTAATCGGTGCAAATGGCAAAACAACTTTTACTCTTCTTCTGTACAAATTACCATACTCACCAGAAAAATTTATATTGCTAATAAACAAAGTTCTAGTTTTGGCAACTATATCTCTGTTAATTATAGCTTCACATTTTTCTCTTGCTGCCTTTATCATCTCAGCAACAATAGTATCATCATCTGATGTTTCTATTCTTGCGTATGATTTTAATTCAGAAGAAGAAACAATTTCACTTCCTGAGGTAGAATCAATTTGTACACTAATCATTATTTGCTTTCTTTATTGCCTTTAAACTCTTTAGTTTCTTTTGTTGCCTTTTCCTCTTTTGTATCAACAACTTCTCCCCATCCTTTTGCCACCCACTTAGAAACATTTTCTTTTGGAATGTTTATTACATCACCTTTTTTATAATCAACACCCTCTCTTGTTATTTCAGTTTTACATTTTATTTTCATGGTAATTAAATTTTGTTTGCTGTAAAGATAAAAAAAAAGAGCAACTAATTTGTTGCTCTCTAAAACACCTTGGTATTTTTTATTTATTTACCAACTACCATCACCACCTTGAACTCCAGTATTATGTTTACTGAAGTTACCAGCTGTCTCACCTTCCTCTAAATTATTAGTGTATGCCATGCCCTTATAAAAGATTCCTCTTTTATCGAGTTCTTTTGCATACAACTCTTTCAACTCCCTATTACATTCAGCTTTGTGGTGTCCGTATGCATTGTAATAAGTTACATAAGCATTATAGTACCATTGCAAAACATCTGAATCTGAAGCATTTTTAAGGGTATCACTTTTAATCTCCCCAACTCCTTTCGCCCAAAGTTTACTACCTTCTTCAAATCCATATCTGTATTCAACACCTTCATGTTTTAAAATTCTCATTGTTTTCATTTTTAATTATCTGCAAAATTGCATTACTCTAATTTAAAATTTTTTTTAATAAAAACAAAATATTTTTAAAATTTTTTTTAATTATTTTTTTAGGCAAAAAAAAAGAGGGTTAAAATAACCCCCTTTCTAACTCAAATAAGTATTACTTATTATGAAGTCTCTAACGCTGTTTTAGCAGTTGAGAACGCACCCTTTACAATACCTGTTGGTAAATAAATTGAGTGTGCTATTCTAGCTATTCCACGAACTGAAACAAGATACTTGGAGAAGTTATCCGAATCTTCATATCCGAAGTCGACTTTCAATCCTTCTCTTTGCCATACTTGTGAGGCTTGTGAAAAATCTGCTACAACAAAGTTTCCTGCCGCCATTTTATTATTCATGTAGACCGGAACACCATTTATCCTAAAGAAACCGTCCGCTGAAACAAGTGAATTACCTCTTAGATACTCATTTGTAGTATCTTTCAGTAATGCGATTTTATGGAAATCAGTTGGATTAAGCACGATACCATTTGCAGCGTAGTTAGCTAAGGCTAACTGATTCATTGCCACATATAATACATCCAATTCCTGTGCTGATTCAATTGCATTTGCAAATCCACCTGCTGCAAAAGTTGTACCACCATTCATTAATCCTAATAAATTAGGTGAACTACCTGAACCACCAATCAACTGGTCATCAATTACCGTGTTAATTTTTGCAGGTAATCTCTGTGATAAATAGGAGCTTAAGCCAGGAGTATCATCTAACATCTCTTGTGAAATGGTCATGACCGCTGTAGTTTTTTGAACTACTGCATCCTCAGCTGTGAGTTGGAACTCACTATCAGTTGGAGCTGAACCTTCTGCAACATTTGCAGCGTTATCAGTATAAGCTGACTCCTTAACGTATCTAATTACGTTAGAATCAGTTGAACCAACCGGAATGATTCCCATCATATTCGTCACATTCGATGGGTCTCTTTTGATGCCATCAACTGTTAATACACCTGTTGCATCTCTAGATGAACTCGCACCGGAAAAATCAGAAGATATTAAAACATCTGCCTTTAATTCTATTGAGGCATTTGCTCTTGAACCTTCCTTCATTGCTTTTAATGATTCGCTTTTTTGTAGCTCCTCAGTAAATGCTTCAGATTTAGTTTTATAAACTCCCTCAAAGTTATTTTTTTTGTTTTCAACTTCGATTTTGTCTAATCTTTCAACTATTTCTGAATGCTTTTCAACGAGGTTATTTACCTCGCCTTTTATTACAGTATCAACTTCATTGTTAACATTATCTTTGATTGACGCTGCTGATTTCTCTAGCTTCTCATCAATAACATTACAAATATCGTCTAACTGCTTTTTTATATTCTCATCCATTATTTTGAATTTAAATTGTTAAACATATAATTAATTATTGAATCTGAAGTCATATTATCTTCTTTGGCTTCTAAGTGTGTATTATCACGAGTTAGCTCCTCATCTGATTGGTGTGTATTATCACGAGCAATCAAAGATTTTAAAACTTCTAATTCATATTCAATAAGATAACCCAAGTCATCAGAAACATTACCTTTTCTAATTACTTTAATTAAATTATCAAATCTCTTTGAGAGGTAATCTATGTTATTAACTTCACCTTTTACCTCTAATATTTTGGCCTCATCATTAGCTGCAATTGTTACAGCAGATATTTCATACAACTTTGCTTCTTTTATTATTCTAACACCATCCTCTTTATAATCTTTTTTCACAGGCATAATACCTACGCTGTTCTCATCGATAACACCGTATCTCATAAGTTCTAATACTTCATTTCCAAATGTAGTTTTAGGAATTTCAGCAACAAAAACCAGTCCCTTATCATCCTCATATAATTCTTTCATCTTGCCAATTGGTTTAGTAATATCGTGCTGATATAAATACTTTATTCTTGAACCATTATTTTTGATGGTTCTTCTGTAAGCACCTTTTTCTATAATATCTTTATCTGAATCTACATTACCAAAAACAGAACCATAACCTTTTACAATTCCTAAATTTTCATCAATGTCACTTATCTGACCTTGTTTATATATAACATTACTCATAATCTAATTTTTATTTTCAAAAATAGTATAATTTTTAATAAAATGTTTTTAATCAGCTTTTACAATGGGCAGAGATATACACTTGCAATTGACAACCTCTTTTGCTAAAGCACCAAGAGATGTATCAGCAGGGAACATTAAATAAGATGAGCCTACCAAATAAGGTTTATCCTCTGGTATTGGCTTTTTGGAATATATAGACATAGCCGTTGAATGTGTATCTCTTATATTTGCACCTCCTGCAATCCATTTTTTAAATAAATTATCTTTTCCATAAACATTTTGAGCTGATATAGATATCCCATTATTAGCCGCTGCTGTAGTCTCTGTTTGTACAACTCTACGAGCCATCCACCTAGATTTAAATTTTAAACGTTTCATTATCTCCTTTACACGAGGCTCTAAACCAAGAGACATAAATCTTTCATCGGCAGTTAGCTCTTTTATAACTTTTTTTAGTGTATTTCTTGCTACCCCACTAATTGATGTGACTTGTGAAGCTAAAGCAAGATAATTTGTTCTTTGCGTGGCATATCTATCCATACCGGACAAAACAGTTGATTCTAAGTTTTGCATTTCTCTGGGTGTTAATTTTCTGCCTCTTTCTATTTTATCAATTAATCTATCTAACTCTATTTTATTTAATTTTTCTATAAATAATTTAAAGTTTTTTCTATACCATAAATAAAAACGTAAACCTGTTTGCCTGTACATTTGTTTATACATCTCGGTCATTTCTTTTTCTTGAAACAAAGTATTATAATTTTGATTTGTTTCAGATTCATCCAAACGATAAAAATCCATAGCCTTTGTGTAATTTTTCATATAATATTGATATACAAGAGGATAGTTTTTCTTTTGTGCAATTTTTATTTGTTTGCCAAAAGCTCTGGCAATCTTTTGCTCATTTTGTTTTGTTTCAATTTTTTTCTGTTGTAAAAGATTATTACATACAGCAAACCTTTGACTCCGGTTTGGGTACTCAGATGACGTTGTATCATCTATCATACACCTTCTCATAAATTGATTATCAGATTCTAATGGCTTGGGCGTTGGTAGTGGCATTATTCCTCGCTTTTATCTATTATTTTTTTGCACCATTTATACATCACATCATTCTCTACATTTGTAACTTTGTTACTTCCACCCCATAGTGAAAAAGAAATATCGCCACATATCGGTTTTCCTTTTTCATCTAAATACTCTCCTGTGACATACTCATGTGCTCTAGATAAATAAGCAAATGTTTTTTTAACAATATCTAAACTTAAACCTCTTCTTGCAATCAAATCTTTGGCTCTGTTTTTACCAACTAAGGTAGCACAAGGATTATTAAACTCTTCATTTATCTTCTGTGCTCTTTTTGCATTGTTACTGACTGATTTAGGATAATCATCGTATAGTTCCTGTTTATACTCTTCTTCCTCTTCTTCTTTATCTTTGTTTCCTACTGCTTCATTATATTCTTCGTGTGTTTCAAATGGCATAAATACTTCATCACCATCCCAAGTATGAGAATGAGAACCACTTCCACCCAGCTCTTCTGCTCTTGCCTCTGCTTCTTCTTGTGTTGTAAATACATCGGTCATACCTCTAACTAAATCTTTATTTTCACTTTTATATGAATTTAATCTTTCTTGTAATTCTTCCATATTAGCACAAGGCATATAAACCATACCATCCTCTGTCTCGTGTGTGTGTGTTGTAGAGCAACCGATTGCCTCTGCTCTTTCTTGTGCATCAACTCTATTGTCATAAACTTCATCACTTATAGCTTTTTGTGTTTTCTTTGTTGACATTGGATGACCTTCTGGCAATAAATCTTGGTCATGTTTGCCACTTCTAAATCTTCCATTTCGCAAAGCATATAAAAAACTGTTCACACGGGCCATTGCCCACTGCTGTTCACTTGTTACTGTTGGCCTTACTGATTGAGGATTGTTTCTATATGCACCGATACCTCTTTTATAAACTGCAAACAATGTTCTAACATTTGTTCTTTTTGATTTTACATTACCTACTTTCTCATTATGGTCATCAGCTTTTTTTTGTAATGCTTTTCTTAACCTTGCATTTATCTCTTGTTTTTGTTCTTCTTCCTCCTCAATAACTTCTTCAATAACTTCTTCCTCTACTACTTCCTCCTCTTCCTCTTGCTCCAACTCTGGAAAAGCAGATTCGTTTGAAATACCCATATCTAAATCAGATATAGGAATAAAATTTGATGGCACTAAATACTCATTCATTACAGGGTTCTCATCATCTACTCCATAACCTTGGGCCTGTCTCTTTTCGTTTGCAGTTAACCAAAATGATTTTGAAAGAGTGTCCACAAGTTTTTCTTGTTCCGGCATAAGTTCTGGAACAGCACTATAATCAAAATCAAAATATAAATCTTCTCCAAACATTGGCACTAACCACCTGTTAAGTTCATCTCTGATTTTATTTAACTCAGGGATTACAGCATTTGTAAATAATACCTTTCTAGCAGTTCTATAATTATCATAAGTGGTTGATTCTGTGTTGTTTAGCAACTGAACAGGAACACCAAAAATATTACACAAATCTTTTATAGTTGCATTGTATGATTCTAACAATTGCAAATCAGATGTAGATAACCCAAAGTTTATCCAACTGAATTTTTTACCTGTTATCATTACATCGTTTGCTGATTTAGTTCCTTGAAAGTTTCTTCTAAATGCATCTTTCATTTGCTGAGCTTGGGTTGGTGTGAGTTGGTCATCATCGGGAGTTAACATTCCTCTGGCTGATTGATTATGTAAAAATTTTAAATTTGTTTCAACTGCTTCGTTACTTGTTGTTAAAACCCTCATGCCGGCTTGTATTGGTGATTGACCATATAGGTGTGAGCCATCATTGGAATAATCTGGATTGAAGTCAGCAATATGCAAAACCTCATCAGAGGTCAAATTATATTTATTGTTATTATACATCATCGTGTATTTTGATACAGGTTTAAATATACCATCTGATTTTATCTCTATGAGGTGAGCAGGTAAATTATAAAGTTGGTAGTAAATATTTTTATTTTCTCCATTTTCAGGTGATATGCCATATATATATCTGTTGCCTGTTAATTTTCCAAAACCAATCAACTCCTCTAAAAACACGGCCCAAGACTGAGCAGGGTTAGGCCTTTCTAAAAGTTTACCAAGTGCTGTATGTTCTACAACTTCCAAAGTATGCTTTCTTAGTAATTTTGCTTTGAGCACAGAATCTTCATTTAAATTATTTGATGTAAGTGCTTTATATTCTTTCATTGCTCCCTCATCCACTTTTCTGTAAATAGAGTAAGGTACTGTAACTGCTGATTTAGATATAAGTTGTATTAACGAATATATTGTTGGATTGTATGCATATCCTTTTTCAATGTAATCATCATTATACTCGTTGTTTGAAATTGTGTTGTTACCTAAAAAATTATAAATGAATCTGTTGTATGATTCATTAGTCTGCTGTGAATTAAATGCTTTTAATCCATTCCTTAATCTTTGGAGAAAACTTGCCATATATAGAATTTATTCTCAAAAATACAAAATTTTATTAAACAATGATAAAATCTCTTGCTCGTGCCAAACCTGTAGTAACGCCATAACGTAAGGCATCCATCAAGTGGTCTTGACCATTTTGTTTTATCTTATTTATTCTCTCACCATCTCGATTTGATTCCCATACATAATACTGATATTCTGTAAATAAGTTTTTGCTTTCTTTTGATGCATATATGGTATATTCCTTAATTGTAGATATGCCATTTAAAACGCTATCTTTTCCTTTTTGTGATGGCTTAACATATAAATTTAATCTTTTCAGTTCTTCAATTGATTTGGGCTCAGCACTATCACAAATTATTAACTGCTCTGTAAGATTCAATTTTTTAATTTCTTGGTATAAATCTTGATTTGTTAAACCCTTTTTATAGAGTAACTCATGAATATATAATCTGTCGTTTTTTCTACGTATTTCAATTATTGTTGTAGGGTCATTACTAAAACCAAAATCAATACCATAAACTAGCTCTGTATGTTCTTTATCTAAAAAATCTTTATAATCAATCCAATTCCAATTATCATAAATTGCACCGCTTTTAAAATTAGCTCTTAAACCTAAACCAAAAACCCTCCATCTATCTTTATCGGTATCTTTCATTCTTAATATTTCTTTACGTATTTCAGTATCTAAAAAGGCGTTATCCTCAAAAGTTGTTACAAATAAATCTGCATCTGTTCTATTACCTATATCATAAAGCCAGTGTATTACATCCGATGGATTAAAGTCACATAATATTTTTTCACTTGTTCTAAGTGCTAACTGTTCAAAATCAGATAAATAAAATTCGTTGGCTTCATTGAGCCAACAAATATTTCTTTTTCTACCTCTGACTTTCATCTCGTTATCGAGTGATATAAATTCGACAAGGTGATTTTTATATTTAAATGTTAACTCTGCTTTATTTATTTCAGCAAGATAATATATACCAACCCTTTGTGCTATCTCTATAAAATCTCTGTACACAGAACCTTTTAAGGCAGGTAGTGTTTTTCTTGCAACCGTTATAACTAATTTATCTTTTCTTGTTGTTAGTAGGTAAATGATATATTGACAAAGGGCATATGTTTTTCCACTACGTGACGAACCCTGATGTAAGATAATTCTTTTGTTAGAGTTTATGGTTTGATAAAATTGAATGTTGCATTCTATTGTTTCTTTTTTTCTGCCGGTTTCCATTCAATTAATTTACTTTCTACAGAACCATTTAAACTCAATTCACTTCTCTCAACGTAACCTCTATCCTTTGCTTTTGTTTTTAGATAAAATATTGTTGATGTAGGATTGCCATCCTGTATCTGTTTAAATAATTGACTCTCTGCAAAATCTTTAGCCACATTACTTAAGTCATCTACTTTGGCAGCAAATACCTTATCATCTTTATAATATCTGTAAAATGTTGTTCTATCTATGCCTACTTGTTTACAGGCAGTTGTAACAACACCAAGTGATTTTTCTAAAGATTCTAATAATGCTTTTTTAGTATGTTGTATTTTGTTGCTTTTCATAATTTAAAAAAAGTGCTTTCATCTATAACATCAAAAATACTTAAATGTTTCTTGAAAAAATTCTACATTTAAAAAAGAATCAAGCACTTTTATATTTTTTGCCGTTTATTTTTACAGTAATATCAGAGTCAAAGTTAATCATTCTGTCAATAATAACTTGACAATATTTTGGGTCTAGCTCCATACCATAACAAATTCTATCAAGTTGATGTGCGGCCATCATAGTTGAGCCGCTACCTAAAAATAAATCTAAGATTATATTTTTTTTTTTGGAGCTGTTTTGAATTGCCTTTGATGATAGCTCCACGGGTTTTTGTGTTGGGTGTTTATATGCACCACGATTATCCCTATTAAAATCCCATATGTCTGTCTGCTTTCTGTCTGCATACCATTTGTGACCTTTATCTTTTTGAAAGCAATAAATAATAAATTCATATTGATACCTGTAATCTTGCCAACCCATACCTCCACTTCCTTTATTCCATACAATATTTGCTGAAATATTAATATCGGCATCTAATAACTTAAAATAAAATCTTGGGTATGAATCTTTCCAATTACAACAAAAATACATTGGTGCAGTATCTTTTACAGATAATATTGAAGTAGAAATAAAAGCATTTATAAAATCATCAAAATCATTATCCTGCATATTATCATTTTTAATACCTTTTCTCAAAGTTTCGTTTTTGCCTCTTGATTTATAATTTGCATTATATGGAGGGTCAGTAAAAATCATGTCCGCTTTCTTTTTATTCATTAGTATGGCAACCTGCTTTGAATCCGTACTATCCCCACATACAAGCCTGTGTTTACCTATTTCTATAATATCACCCAAAACAACATCAACCTTAATATCATCTGGCTCAATGTAATCATCCTCCTCAACCACAGTTTCTATTTTAAAATCAAAATCTAAACCCCATTCATTCAGCTTATCTATATCCCATTCGTTTGCAAGTATATCAAAATCCCAATCACCAAAGCCTACATTATCCTTGATAATAAATTCTTTTTTTTGTTCATCTGTCCATCCCTCGGCAATATCAACAATTACTTCTTTGATACCTGCCTTTTGTAAAGCTTTGAGTCGCATATTGCCACCAAGAACCATCATATCTTCATCTACAACTAATGGCCTTTTTTCTAGCATTTGTGGAAAATCAGTAATTGATTTTATTAGCTTTTTGTATTTTTCTTTTGATATATTTCTTGGATTTTCTTTATTAGGGATAATATCTTTAACCTGTACTTTTTTTCTCATATTAATAATATTTTGCTACAATACTTGAATATTTTACATTTTGTCCGTTTATTTTTTCTTTATAAAAAAAATATAAGTACCATAGTTCTTTTAAATATATTTCTACATTTGGCTCATTGCGTTTGTATTTTTTATCTACCGGAAACAATTCTGCAATAGCATAAATCATTTTAAAAGTTTCATAATCATCGTTGTAATCAAATAAACCTTGTTTTGCTTTGTGTTTATTTTCAATAATAAATTTTTCAAAAACATCAAATAATTTTTTTTTATTATTCCTCACATGCTAAAAGTAGGATAAAATCCTTTCTTTTAATAATGTTAGATTGATATTTATAAGTTTTTATGTTATTTGACTCTGCATATTGCAAAGAGTTTTCTTTATCAAAAATTAATTTTTTCTTATTATGTAAATCAAAAAAAACTTTTTTGTTTTTATTTTTATTAAACACAGTAAACAGATTTATCATTGTTCTGCAACAATCGTCTGTAGTGCCAAATATTTCGTTATCGTTATCTTTATAATAATAATTAATCCTTGACTTCCTTTGTTTCCGTTTCTGTTTCCTCATTGTTTTGCAAGTCACTTACTTTTGGTACTTCGACACCAAATTGCTCTAAGGCCTGTAGAACTAATGAAGATTCAGATAAAGTAAAAAGTCCGGATTTATTTCCTTTCTCGCAGACTTGCACGATTATTTGAATTGCCTGTTCTTTTGTCATAAATTATTTATTTATATCTACCTGTTTTTATATCGTATTGTATAAAACAGCTTCCTAAAGTCCCATTTAAACGTTGTGACTTCATTTTTACTGTTTCAAACTCAACAAATTTAATATGTTTTTCTTGATTTAAAAGTAAACCCTCAACTAAATCTCTGCCCTTTACTCTTTCCTCAACCTCATCATCGTTTATTCTGTGCATTACAACCATACAATCACACTTATTGAAATGCATAGTTCCCCCAGCTAGTGAGAATGCCGTGGCTTTTGGTATCAAACCACGTATAGGAGTTGGTGTTTTTGGATGCTCAACATAGGTCATTATACTGTCTGTTTTTTTTGCAAATTGTTTTAATATTGTTAATGTTAATTTTAAATATTGATACATATTACTTTCTCCTGCATTTGACTCAACAACCCAATTTAATGGGTCAATAATAAATTTGTTATAACCTTTCTTTGTATATTCTTCAAATTTATCTACAAGTGAATTGATTGTTGGCATATCATCGTTATTTTCTAAAAAAGCAAAATGATTGCCTACAAAATCTAGAGCCTTGTTCATTTCATCCTCACTGCATTTATCAGCATAGTTTGGGTTTACATTTTTACCAAGATATGCTTGGCATAAATTTAAAACAAGCTCCGCTGTATTTGTTTCCGGTGAGTACATCATCACCTTATCTTTGTAATGATATGCTCTTAAAATGCTTAAGTAATTTAATATTTCTGATTTTCCGCTTTGTGGATAACCACTAAAGCAATATAAAAATCCTTTACGCCATCTAAAATTTTCATCTAAACCTTTTATATGAGATGTTTCTCCCATAGGGTATCCCTCCTCATAATATGAAAATAATTTATCCTTTATATCGGAAACAAAAACTTCCTTACAGGCATTTTTATTGTAGTTTTTTTTTAATATATCATCAAAATCCTTAACCTTTATTCCCATTTTTTAATTTTATTAATTGTTTTTCAAAATCATCTACTATCTCCAAATATTTTTCCTGTTGTATTACAATGCTCTCAGTAACCTTATCAACGCTGCCATATATTGTATTCATAAAAAGTATTAAATCTAATAATTGATTTATAGTTGTTTTAGATAATTCAAAAAACTCCTTATCCAATTCCCTCTGAAACTTACCCCTATTCTCAACTGATTCTACCCATTTTTTAGTTATTGGATTGTTTTGATAATCATCAATAAATTCTTTTAATTTTTCTTTAGTTAATTCCATATTTTTTGTATTTTATAATTACATAGTAATTAATTACATTGTAATAATTATTTTTTATATATAAAAAATAATAGTAATTACATTGTAAGCATCATTTACTGTTTATAAAAATAAATTTAAAAAAAAATTATAATAATTAAAAATATTTTTATAGATTTGTTGTATGTTAACTAAAGAAATATTAGAGGGACGTCTCAAGGAGATGAAACTAGATAAGCAAAAATTAGCTAACAAGGTTGATGTTACATTAATGACTATGTATAACAAATTCAACAATCCTGATAGCTTTAAAATATCAGAATTAAAAAAACTTGCAAAGGTAGGATTTATTAAAAACTTAAGAATTGATTTATGATGGAGGATGTTCAAAAAAGTATTATAAGACAGAGTTCCATAAAAGCATCAATTGATTTTTGGAAGATAAAAGCCGAGCAAGGTAACAATGATATTACCGTTGACACAATAATTGACACAGCTAGTGAAATAGCTTATTACTGTGCAACAGGTAAGAAATACAATAACAATAATAAACTTTTAAAATAATGAGTAATAAATTATATTTAGGTAGTGGATGGACAAAGAGTGGTAAATATGGAGATTTTTCTAATGTGCAAATTGATTTGAATAAACTTGCAGAGAATCCTAACTGCATACAAAAGGTAGGTGACAGAAAGTTTTTAAATCTAACCATTGGAAAATTAAGAAATAAATTAAAAGCAGGACAAGATTTATACGTAGCTTGGAATGATTTTACACCGGCTAAAACGGTAGAAGATAAAGGTAGTGAAATGCCTTTTTAATTTCATATTTCATAATGGGTTAGTTTATAAAAGTGCCGGATAATAATAGGTTGTTTGGAAGCACCTTATTTGATGGCACTTTTTTTTATATTTAAAATATGATTGAATTTGGCAAACACTTGATTGGTATATGTGGTGAACATTGGCATCCTAACATCTGGACCTTTTTATATAGCTCACCGGCTTTACTTGCAACTTTTTATTATATCAGATATAAATACAAAAAATATTTAAAAAAAATTATATAAAAATTTTTTTATTATTAAAATTTTTTTTATATTTGAGTATAATTAAAAACAAAAACAATGAGAATATCAGACGAAAAACTTAGAAAGTATCAAGAGGCATATGACTCATCAGATTATTATAAAAGTAAATTTGATGAAATTTCTAACCATTACAAGGTGTTATTTGATTATCCACAAAAGGATATCAAGGTAACTTTTGACATGATTTATCCAAGTGAGAAAAGAATTGTAATTGCTCACTACAGGAAATTATTTGAATGTGTAACAGGTAAATAAAAATCATGAGATACTGTAAAGAAGCACTAAAAGACGCAGCACAAGGTAAATTATCTAAAAAAGTAATTATAGATGGTGAGCAATATACATTTAGAATTGAGGGTGGTGATGACCACAAATACATGGTACACTGTATAGAAACAGGTTACTGCATAGAAGATAATAATTACAGAGCAATTAAATATTTACAAAAAAACCCACAGCTATGGGAATGGTCTGGAAACGAATTTTTTAAATGAAAAAAATAAAAGACACAAATGATGAATACCATTTGCACAAATCCATTAGTGCAAGTGGTTTAAAAACTATATTTAAAAAGTCTGTTTATCATCATATCAACAGTTCTTTTAAAACTACAGATGCAATGAATTTTGGTAGTGCAGTACATTCTGCTATACTTGAAGGCGGAACAGATATTGCTGTTTTGCCGGAGCTCAACCTTAGAACTAAACAGGGCAAAAAGGTAAAAGATGATTTCATAAAAGACAATACCAGTAAAATTATTATTAAACCGGAAGAACAAGCTGCAATAGAAAGTATAAAATACAATTTCAATAATCATAATTTGGCTAGAAGTTTAGTGCAACGTTTAACAGAAACTGAAGTTTCATATTATGGAAAAATAGATAATATAGATGTTAGAGTTAGGCCGGATGGCATAAAAGAAAATGATTATATTATTGATATTAAAACCACAGCCGATGCAAGTCCAAGGTATTTTAAAAGTTCTATTTATAACTTTGCATATCATCTACAGGCCTGTTTTTACTGCGAGGCCTTAGGTTATGACCCTGCAAAATTTAGATTTTTATGCATCGAAAATAAATATCCGTACTCTGTAGAGGTGTTTGCCATGAGTAATGATATGATTGAATATGGAAAAGATGCATGGCGTATTGCCTTTAATAGTTGGAAAGAGTATTTAGAAACAAACGAGGCAAAAGGTTTTTGGTGGGAAAATTTTAATGAAGATGGAAGTTTGATATTATGAATAATAACAATGTAGCTGTAGTATTAAAAGATTTAATTTTTGTCGAAAAATTAAAAAAAGGTCATATAGGAGAGTGTATAGTAAAAGAAAAATTCTCTGAAATGTATCCATATTATGATATACTAGAACATAAAAAAAATAAAGCTCATTGGGTAGATTTTACTGCAATGAACAAAAAAAACAAGGATATATTATATTGTGAAGTTAAAACAAAAAAAAGATTCGAAAAGTATTTATCAACAGGATTCGACATAAAACATTATAAAGAATATATATCCCTACATTATGATACAAAAAAAGAAATATTAATTTATTTTGTAGATGATGAGCATGAAGATATCCGAGTTTTACCAATAACAAAAGCAATAAAACTTGAAGAACAAAACAAAAGCTTTAAGGATTATAAAAACAAGATAATCAGCTTTAAATTACAGGACATGAATTTTGTTGGCTATATACCTGATAATTACAAAAAAAAATTAACTGATGTTAATATAAAAATAAAAATATTAAGTACAATTTATGACAACATCCGAGGAACTAAGTAAACATGAAAAAAGGCAGTTGTTTGGTGCATATCAAACAAATAAATTGGTAAAGGCAAAAATAGATGCATTAATGCATAAATGCCAAGTTATCGAGTGCAATTTAGGTATTGATAGCACTGATAAAGAAAGAGAAATTGCAAAGGGAGAGCAGTTGGTATATTTGAGCAAAATAAAAGAACTTGACCCTTTAAAATATGATGTATTAAAAAAAGTAATATGACACAAAAAGAATTTGACAAATTAGTGAAACAATTGAATGATTACAGTTTTGATATTATGCAAAACAAAAGGCCGGAGTACACTAATGAAAATGAGGATGTATTAAATAATTTTAAATCTACAGCTGAAAGATTAGAAACTTCTGAGCTTAAGGTTTGGGCCACCTTTTTCGAAAAGCAGATACAAAGCATTTATGCACATTTAAAAAACGCTAATCTAAAAAAATCAGAGCCAATACATTCAAGGTTTTCTGATATAATAAATTATTGTTACCTAGGCTATGCCCTGTTTATGGAAAGAGATGATGAAAAAAAGAATAATTAAAATAGTTGCGATTGTCTTAGTAGGTATATTATCTTTATTGTATGTCCGGAATGAAATCAAGACGAAAGGGTCACGATTACGAGAGAGCCATACGAAAAGAATTTAGAAACTTTGGTTGGAAATATTGTGAGACTTCTCGATATGCATCTAAGATGATTGATAATGCTAAGATAGATTTAGTTGGCACAGACCCCTTTGCCATACAATGTAAATCAACAGTTAACAATCCAAGCTATCATAAAATACTTGACCAGATGAGGCCCAACAAACCTCAATACAAATTAATTTATCATAAAAGAAAAGGTGGCAGAGAGTACGTAATAATGGAAAAAAACGATTGGCTTGAGATTCTTGAAATGTTAGTTGATAACAAAATCATAAAAACTTATTAAAAAAAATTATTAAAATATTTTTTAATTATTAAAAATATTTATATATTTAAATATAATTAAAAATAAAAATTATGAAACAAATAAATGAAATTATGAAACATACAGATGCATATAAGCAACTGAAAAAAAGAGAAACAACTCTTAAACAAGATGTAAAAACAATCAAAGAGTTGGCTGATGATATATACGAACAAAACGCAACCGTATATAATGAACCCTTATGGTATGAAATACAAAAAGATGATAATCCAGAAATATGGGATTCTCATTTGCATTATTTAGATATAGATGCAGATGAAGAAGAGGATACCGTAATACTTAAAGTTGTAGCTTATGTTAAACATAAAAGCAATGTAAAATGGTAAAAGCAATCACAGAATTTTTATTTTTGGTAGTTTTGTTTGCATTAACTTGGTTAGCTTTAATTTTAATTTAACGACTAAATTATGGAAATCTACGAAATGCTAAAAAACAATTTTTTAGATAGTTGCTCTACAAATATGCATGATTTGACACATAGAAGAGATTTGATAAACATATACAAGGAGCAGTTAAGAAAAATAAATAAGTTTATAAAAACAGAAGATAAAAGTTTAAAAAAATTAGAAGATGACAGATTTGCGAAACAATCTGCAAAGAATAAGGCAATCAGTTAATTATACAGGTGTACAAAATAAAAATATACATCCATCAGATATTGATGCTGTTTTAGAATTTGACTCAAAATATTTATTACTTTTTGAGTTAAAAGTTAAAGGAAATAAAATACCGCTTGGTCAAAGATTGATGCTTGAAAGAATAATTGATGCTTGGGAGGACAGTGGTAAAATTGGTTCAATAGTTTATTGTGAACATACAACGCCACCAGACCAAGATATTATGTTTAAAGATTGCAAGGTTATAGGTGTATATAACAGAGGCGAATCTAAAGCATATAGAAGCGATTTAAGAGAGTTTTTGTTTAATTATGGTGAGAAGTATAACATCAATAAAATAATCGCTTAAATGCGTTATATTTGATTTATCATATTTTCATTTTGGGCTGTCAGAAATGGCAGCCTTTTTTTTAATCCTCTGGCTTCTGCTCATAAAATTCAGTAATACTGTTTGTATCACCTAGCAATGTAAGGTTAGATTGTGTTGGTATATGTGAAGTTATTTTATATCTATTCTTTGCAACCTCAAATTTTATATTATCAATAGCTTGATGATTATCCTCAGATAAAGTTGTAAATGCTATTTTTGGAAAAGTTAGCATATCAATGTTTTTAACAAAGCCATTGCTATCTTTAATTTTTCTAAATGTACCCTCATATCTAAAATTATTAGTTGCAAATTCTTGCAACCTTTGTCTGTTTATTAAAGCCTCTAATGTAGCACCCTGTGTATCATCAAACCCTTTATATGCAGTTATACTATTACCTGCACTATCTACTAAACTATTTGAGTATTTTGTATCATTGAGCATACCAAATCTATTTTCTACAGATTTTAAAACACCGCTGTTTTCTAAAAATTCTGTTTTTACAATTGAAGTATTAGTGTCAAAGAATGCAAGGTCAGATTGATTTCTCAATGTAACATCGTCATAATATATTCTAAAATCAGCACTTTCAAATCCCTGCTCTCTTGGAAGAAAAAATTCTATTTGAGCTGTACCTGTTTCCGGTGGTGGGCTGATATTTACCTCATTTAGTATCCATTGCTCTTGCACAGAGCCGGTAATTGTATTTATTCCTTGTGTTGCATTTGTAGTCCATTCCTGTGTGTCAACTTTCCAATAATATGTTGCAACACCTATGACTGCAAAACGGTATCTAATAGAATACAGTAAAAGCTGCCCTGTGTTATTTATATCTAGTGCATAGTGTGCAAAATTTAATTTTATTTCTTCAGATGTAGTTCCAACATTACCTGTATTGTTACTAGCTATTACCGTTGCTGAGGAACTGTTACCGATAGTTATGAGTGAAAAAAGACCTGCATACGGTGTAATTCCAAAAACAACACCAGATTGTTGTGCTGTTTCATTTACAGCAAAAGCCTTGCTTTTATCTGAAATAGTCCAATCAGTCACATCTCTGCCAAAAGATGGCGTAGCTCCTGTGGGTGCTGTGTTATTCTCATATCCTCCATTATTGAATCTTGATTTTAATGTGTCCTTTATTCTTACCTGTGTTCTTTGTCTGATTGCAGGTCTCCTAATAACTTTTAATAAATCATTGTTAAGTGGCTGCATCGTTCCAGAGCTTTGTGAGCTGTTAACACTGACCACAGGGTTAGTAATTGATTCAGTACCAATGGCAGAGCCATTTTTATCATACGTTTTAAACTCTTTAGAATATGCACCACCTCCATCACTAAATGATGTTAGGGCCAAGGAAGCATTGTCAATAATTGTCCATGAGCCCTCGTGTTGAAATATTCTACAATTGAACATTCTAAGTATTGATTCGAGTACATATTTACAATTCAAATAATTACCATTTTCATCTTGTAAACCATCAACACTTAAAATATAGGTATTGAGATAAGGGTTATCATTGCTGTTAAAACCAGAGCCTGTGCTTTGATTTAATCTACATAAAACTTTATAAGTAAAATCTAAACTTCTTCCAGATGTTCCGTCACCACTTTCTAAGTTTATTTTTTTTAAACAATTTTGTATTACGTCAAATGTTTTGGGCCTCTCCGTAGTTAAGTCAATATCGTAACCATTTATTGTACCTATCAAATCAGATGCAAAAATTTCAACAGCAAATGGATGAGGTGCAATCGGAAGATTGTAACTGTCCTGCATTATAAATCCTGTGTAAAAGTTTCTAAAAATTGTGTAGCTTTTACCTGTAGTCGTACTAGAACTAAATATATCCGAGTTTAATGATAAAGTTGTATTATCGGTGACAGCTGAGACTGTTGTTGTGGTATTATCTGTATTGTTAACAACTAAATCTCCAACTTTAATCTCAGAGCTAAACGATGCTGTAGAATCTTTTAAAATACTATTTGATGTAGTTGAAGTTGTTGTGCCGTTTGCATTTTCTCTGTTTACTTTTATTTTAAACTCTCTATCGTTTGTTGGTATAAGAAAATCATACTCACTTCTCTCCCAAACAAAATCAGCAAGATTCCAATTTGTTTCTTCAACTTGCCATTCTGCTCCACCTGTTGACTCTTCTACATAAATTCTTAATTTACATGTTGAACCAATAAAAGGCTGAAAGTAATCGTCATCTTGCCTATAGGTGACAGTAACACCGTTATCTGCTAAGGTTAAATTTGACGATGGTGTGCCGCTGTAATCCCATTGAAATATTTGCAATCTGAATTTATGATTATCGTCATCAAAAAAGTTAGTAAAATATTTCTCTCCGTATGCCATAACGCTAACCTGTTACTCTTGCTCTAAAATCACCTGCTCTCTCAAGTGCTAAAATTAAATCTTGTCCTCTCAGCGTAAATTCACCTTTTGTTTTTTGTGATGTGTTATTTAATATTTGAGGTAATCTGCTTAATGGTATTATAGCTTCTGCTCCCTGCTCACCAACCAGACCGGTGACTGGGCTCGTAACTATACCACCTTTAGCAAAAGGCATAACACCACTTAAAAGACCACCACCCCCTCTGCTTCTTCCTCCACCACCACCGAATCCAGATATCATACCAAAAACAGATTTAAATGAACCAAATCCTAAGGCTGAGGCAACCGCAGATATTGCAACCATTACTGCTAATTGTTTTAACAATTGTGCAATTATTCTTTGTATTCCTTTTATAAATGAATTGAAGCCCTCTGGATTACTTATAGCATCAAAAAATAGATTCATTCCAAAAGTTACTGCGTTTGCAATTCTAGCAAATTGCTCTTGTGTTCTTGATACCTCACCGACTACTGTTCTGTATTCTAATAATTCAAATTTATTTTCCGCTACACCTTCTCCTAATTCTTTAAATGTTGTTTTAAGTAGATTGGCTTTATCATTAGCCATAAATAACTCAAATTGCACTTCATTAGTTATCTCAGCTAATTCTTTAAATGATGTTCCAAATTTTTTGTTAAACTCTAGTAATGTATCAAAACCTTTTGTCTTTGTTGGTTCGACACCTTGATTTGCTAATATAGTTCTTGCTAACAAATCTAAATCTTGGTTTTCTGTCTCTACGCCTAAGAAACCTAAAACAGCACCTTGAGAAAACAAATCTTTCATCTCGTTAGTTGCTTCTTTTCCAGATATTTTAAATTCATCAATTGCAAGAGTAGTTTTCTTTAACTCTCTTCTGAACTCATCTTGTGGGCCACCAACCTGTCCCAATATTTCAAATGCTCTAATTGTTCCGTTCAGAAAGTTTGTAAATGCTAATAATGCTTTTTGCGATGGAGGTAAAGTTTTGTTTCTAAGTTTAGCAAATGCGGCATCAAGTTGAAAAGAAATAGATTCTGCATTTATTTCTGCAGCTGTATTTGTCGCATTAAGTGACCTTGTGAGTGAATCGAATATTTTAGCTGTTCCCTCTGCATTAGCACCCATTAAATCTAAAACACCAGATAATGCTCTTACATTACCAAAAACCTGTGCTGCAGCTTCATCGTTGCCTTCAAACTCATTTTTTAAAGTGTTAAGAGTAGATAATAAACCTTTTTCTCTTAATTGCATTCTAAGCTCGGCTGATGATAAACCCATTTCTGCAAGGGCTTCTTCTGCTTGTTGTGTTGGCTTTAGCAATGCTGATAATATGCCTCTTACCTGCGTGGCTGCTTCTGCTGCGTTTGTACCTGTTCTCGATAGAGCTGCAAATGCTGCACCAACCTCATGAAATTCAACTCCCATGGCTGATGCTAAAGGTAAAACTCGCCCCATAGATTGTGCAAGTTCATCTGCTTCTAATTTACCTTCTCTCACAGATGTAACAAGAACATCTGTTGCTCCCGTAGCAGATAAGTTTTCTGCTCCATAAGCGTTCAGAGCAGATGTAGCTAAATCAGCAACAATTTTTGTCTCCCCTAAACCAATAGCTGCTGCTTTTAGAGATGCCTCTAAAACTTCCATAGCCTCCTTACCTCTCAAACCTGCAGATGTTATAAAGAACAACGCTTCGGCCGCTTCGTTTGCACTTCGGCCTGTATTTGTTGCCATCTCAATGGCAGCTACACCCATTTTATCGACCTCATCTCCGGCAACACCTACCAAAGATTTTATTCTTGTCATTGATTGGTCAAATTGCTTTGCTGAGCGTACAGCTTGTGTTCCTGCAATTGTTAATCCACCAACAAATAAAAGTTTTAAACTACTTGCTGCACCTTTAATTTGCTGTTGAAATCCATTAAGAGATTTTTGAGATTGATTTATTGCTCCTTTAAATCCTTTTGCATCTCCGGTGACTCGATAGTGTAATTGTTCTTGGTTCATAAGAAATATTTAAAAACAAATATAAATATTTTACAACTTACGTTTTTTTCCATTCTTTTATTTTATTCCATTTGTCTATTATTTTATCTAACTCATCTTTAGGTAAAGGTTTTGATTTGGTGATTTTCAACATTTTATCTTGTGGCAGTTCAAATAATTTATTTGGTTGTATTCTTTGAGAGCTTTTTGTAGCATTTAAATTAATCATCATGGCAGCTATATACCTCAATCTCTCCCATTCTAAATTTTGTTTTATTTGAAATGATTCTGATAATCTTATGTTTTCATTAAGTGTATTTTTCCAAAACACATCTGGTTTGATTCCACATTGACCAATGTAGAAATCTAACAACACCTCCCAAGCGTCCTCAGTTACTTTTTTTTTTGATTATCTTTGTTTCTCTCTAGACCCATGTTAAGGTCATTTCCTAATATTCGTGATTGTGACAGCGTGTTCATAACTTTGGTAAGTTGCTCTGAATCAAAATCTTCAAGCCAAGAGCCAACATTATAAACAGTATAATCAATATTATTTCCCTCTTCTTGGTCATAAGCTATTAATCCAGAATATATTAATGCTCTAATGGTAGATATGTTTACACTATCTGTGAAAAATTTATCTAAATCATTTAATCCAATATTTAAACTTTCTGTAAAGTGACACCAGAAATTCATAGAGAAGTGGAGGGTTCTTTTTTTCCCTCCAATCTCTACCTCTATGTAACCTCTTTTGCTGTTCATAAAGTAAATCTACAATTTAAAACTGTAAATAAAAAATTATGGATTTGTTCCAATAGTTACTGAACCTGTTGATGAAAAACTCCCAGAGTATGTTATTGGTGACTCACTGTCAGCTGTACTCTCTATTGAAGTTAAAAATCCATCAACTGAGTAAACCACATCACCTGTTAATGCAGTAGCAAATTTAATATTAACTTTTGTTCTATTGTTTATAAAAACAATCAGTTCTTCTAAATTTGTAGCATCATCATAAGTAACGAATCCATCAAAATTCATATCCAAACTTCTCACACCTGCAATTATTTCTCTGTAGCCACCACTATCTTTGCTCGTCGCTTCTGGCGTGTCTAAAGAGTAACTAATACTTGATGAAGTTGTATGACCAATAGGTGAATATGAACCACCATCTGTGTTTTTTATACTCATAACTACGGTTGTTCCATTCATTAATCCGGTTGAAGGCATAGTATTAAAATTTAAATGTTAAACATATAATACTACAAAAGTATAAAAAGAATATTAAAATTATTTTTATTCAGATACTGATAATGTTACAGATGTAGGATTTATCTTCTCTTCTATCTGTGCATCTAAGCTAGATTTCATCTCGTCAACTCTTTCTGCACCCATAGCTGATTCACACCATTCTGTGACTTTTGCGTTTGTCAAATCAGCAAAAGGTATGAAGTCTGTAATATCATCAGTTGATATAACTTGTGTTCCAATGATTGTTGCAGTATATGGATTGCTCTCTGCATCTACTTTGTCAGAAGTACAAGTGTATCTCCAATGTATATTATAAACTACGTCTGTATTATCGTCTTTAGATGGGTAACAGTCAACTGTCTTGCAGTTCCACGAATAAGTATTTTTTGCTTTTGCCATAATTTTGTATTTAATATTTTAACAAATATAGTAATTTTTTAAATGTCTTTTTTCAGTTCATCTATCTCTGCTTTCAATTCTTGTATCGACTTTAGTAATATAGGTACTAGCTTACTATAATCTACTTGTTGCATATATTTATCATCTTTATCACCACTAACTGCTTGTGGCATTACTTCTTGAAGTTCGTGTGCCATTACACCGTAGCTTCTCGTACCATCTGCTTTCCATTTGAAGTCATACATCTTTATTTTAGAAGCAATCTCTAAAGCATTAAAATCTTTTAAATCTTCTTTTAATCTGTAATCAGATGAAGTGTTAAATGCTGTTGCAGAACCATCAGTAGTAACTGAGCCTACTTGACCATTTGTATTACTGAAACATATTGCAGTAGAAGAGCTACTTGTTGAAGTTGCAAAATGACCTGCAAATCGAGAGCCATCATTTATACCAACTATTGCAGAACTTATAGCTAGACCATTAGGTGTGTCGTCTGTAGTTCCTACAAGTAAAGCACCCCCACTTGTGATTCTTGCTCTCTCGGCATTTACAGTAAAAAATTGTATAGTCTTACCTGAATCTTCAGCATTTAATTTTA